ACATAGAGCTCAAACCAGTTATGGTCTCACCCCTGCCGAGCGGGAAGATGCCGCTGCCGCGGATGTTCGTGGGCTCACCGGGCAGGCTGACGATGAACTGGTGACGCGCCAGCCGGATGGCGTTGCGCAGGTTCTGGTCGATGTTCTCTTCGGGGATGTCGCTCTGGTTCTCTGGGATGACGCTGCTGACGCTGTTCCACAGGCTGTAGTCGAACCCTGCATACACCATCATGCCAGCGTAGCTGTGGAAGAGGCTCGCCCTTGGTAGCGTGGTGAAGTAGCGCTCGGTGTCGTTGTCAGGTGGCAGGGGCAGTGGCTCACCAGGCCCAAACACAGACATCTTCGACGGGTCGGACTCCGGGTCGTAGCGGAGGATGGTGCCCTTTGGCGTGGTGAAGATGACCCCGCTGCCCATGGTCTCGAAGGTGGGGAAGTTGTACTTCGATGGCTCCATCCCAACAGGGTGCTTCGCCAAATCGATGGGCATGGAGGAGTCGAGGTACGCACCGTTCAGGTCGCATGCAATGAAGATGTTGCGGTTGTTTGCTCTGTCGAAGAGGACTGAGCACACGTAGGGCTCACCGTGAGACCCCTTCCAGGCGTGGATGCCGTTGACTGACGGTGTGATGCCACTGCCGCCCATCGTGGCAACGCGGAGCATGGTGGTGAACCCATCCCTCCCGCGGATGGTGCCCCTCGAGCAGTCCACGTTGACAGCCAGTGGAGAGCGCATAGCGCCACCCTGGTCTCTCCACCTCCAGGGGAGGCAGGACACGCCAAAGAACGGACCTGTGGCTGGAAGGAATCTTGGCTCAGTAGGCATCGACCACCACCCGTGGCGCGCTGACCGAGCGGTTGTCGAGCCACGCATTGAGTAGTTGCCTCTTCTCCCCGAGCTGGAGCATGAGCGGGTCTTCGCTCTCGTCGCTGCGCCCCTTCAAAATCAAGGTCGAGCCGTACTCAACGACACGCTCCCACCGCGTGAAGAAGCTCTCTGCGCTCGGGAACACGTCCAAAGCGTTCTCAGTACCGTTCTCGTTGAACTCTTTGAACTGTGCAATCACATCAAACCGCAGCTTCAACTCTGACCTGGGGACGGGGTCCAAGTAGATTCTCATCCCCTGCATTGCCCAGCGTAGGCTCGACTCCGGTGGTCTGCTGCCGCCAGTCCATGACTCCGCGTTCCCCAACTCATCTTGCAGCGCATCGTAGAACTGGGGGGCTGTCGCAGAGTGCCGGTACAACTCCTCAAAGTTCATCCTGCGCAGCGGGAACGGTAGGTTGCTGACCGTTGTAGACTCCGTTGTTGGAGTTGTGGTGATGAGCAGGATATCGTGCGCGTCCATCGCTGGGTTGATAGTTGTGGCGTGGACACTGATTGTGTCAGCGGGCCAGGTGTACTCAATCGTCAAAGCGTCGAACACGTCGCGATTGCGGTTGTAGATGTATTGGTAGAGGTCCGCTTTGGACTCGTTGACAGCCGCAATGACCTCGGTGTCAGGCCAATGGAGCGCTGTCGGATCCTCGAGGCGACGACGGATGCGTGTGATCATCGAGCTGACTGTAGACACCGCTCCTCCTCATCACGCATCACCTGCTACCGTCCAGCCACCCTTCGGAGCGACGATAGCTGACTTGCCGAACGCACCCTTCCTGCGGAGCTGACCGTACCCATCCGCCATCCCAGCCTCTGCCGGGGCAGACGCCTTGTTGAACCGCTCCTTGGAGGCTTTCTTGTCAGCCTTCATACGGTCCCTCACTCGCTTGGCACGGTCCTCACGAGTCAGGCAGCGCTGCTCGTAGAGTTGTGGGAGGATACGCCGGTCAGGCTCTCCCGTGTGACCAATCAGTCTGAGCACTGTGCGGTCGGTATCGACCACCTGCCTGTACATGATGCCGTTGAGTGTGCCCACAGGGACGCTGCGCTTGACGCGCTGCGCCACCGTCCAGACCTGCTGCCTCACGTCCCAGAACAATCGAAGCTCCGGGTCGAAGGAAGCCAAGTCCTTGACGATGCCGGGTGGAGGAGTTCTGTCCCCAACCCGTCCCATCTTCAAGCGAGGCTCATCCATTAGATCGCGCCAGCCGTGTTGCTTGACCACTTCAGTCGAGCCCAGAGAGTGCCGTAGCATGTGCCGCTGCCTGCGCTCTGGAGCGTGGCTGTCATTGTTAACTGGTCGCCAGCGGAAAGCGTGACGTTGTCGGCATCTGCGAAGGACCAATTCGCTGACTTGATGGAACAGGTCTGCCCCTTCGCGAGACCGGTCGGGATCACTTGGGCATTCAGGAAGTAGGCGTGGTCAGCGCCGGCAGGGTTCGATTTGCCGAGGCTGACAGTCGCGCCATCGCCGCTATCGATCACTGTCGCAGCGCTGGGGGTGAACCCTGCGTCCATAACCTCAACGGTCATCCCGTCTGGGACGGACCAGATGACATGGGACGATACCGCAGCTCCGGCGCTGCTCAGGTTCACATAGTCAGGGTATCCCCCCACTAGGTTGAAGATGTACCCCGGTGGCGCAATCGACGGCATGAAGTCATCTGTCTGGACTAATTTTGTTGGCTGGAGTGGTCCGCTTCCTGTACCTGGCATGTCATTCTCCTTGCCCGTGAGGGCTCTTGTTAAACCCTATTGGGGCGGGGCTCCGTACTCGGAAACTGCAACTGAGCACCCAAACGTGTCGAGGTCGGCAGAGCCTGCGTCTCCCAACACAAGGATGCCCGTGCCCTTCGCAAACACGCGATCTGCCACATTCTGGTAGCCGGCGGCCCATGTGAGCGACCCGTCACGCGTGGTGTACTCGGTTTTAAGGGTTGTCCCACCGGGAACACTGATGCTCGCAATCACCGTGCCTGCGGTGGCAAGGTCGTTATCAATCATGCGAATAGCAATCGCTTCAGTGCCAGTCGTTGTTGTTCCTGCATTGCAATTAACAACGATGATCGTGGCCTCGTGGACCTGATACGATGTCCTGGCCCCAACCCATAGCAACTGAGGAAGGTCAGCCGAGGACGCTCTACCATCCAAAGTTGCAACCCGCTGCTGCGCTCCGGTAGACAAATTCCGTTGTCGAACTGCCATCTCTCTCTCCTTCAAGCAGACCCCCCGCTTGCGCGGGGAGCCAGATGCTCAGTTCAAAGCTACGCAGTCTCGTGAATCATCTTCACGTACTCGGTGTCCACTTGGATGCCATCGAAGCGGGCCAGGTGGTTCAGTGAGCGAGCTGCGACGTTGTAGTAGTACTTGAGGTATCCGTACAGCGCGTCTTTGCCCTGGATGTTCTTGAGCTCTCCGCCGCGTGTATCCCAAGAGATTGGCGCCAATTGGAGCCGCTCGAGTTCGCTCGCGTTGAGGCAGATGAGTTCGTGGAACCCACATGCCGTCGAGGTCTTCACCGGGATGTTCTTGCCGAGCACCTGGAAGGTCGGGACGTTCAGTCCTTTGTTCAGTGTAAAATCGGTAGGGGCATAGCGGACGTCGGGATCAACGAGCCTAGTGTGTTCTTCTAGTAGTGATGGATGACACATAATGTAGATGTTCTGGGGCTCGGAGCCACCATGGTACATCGCTGCGGAAGCGACCCGAGTGACGTGCGTCCAGTCGTATGGGACTGGGGCAGCGGTCTTGTCAACCACCGTGGAACGCCAACGACGGTAGTTCGTCGAGATACCCTGGACCGTCTTGCCAGCGTTGCCCTGGATGAGGTTACGCAGGCCTGACGCCTCTTTCTGGAAGCTGTTGGAGTGGCTGTCCGCGAAGAAGACCACTTCGTCTGCAGCAACGGTGACTGCCGTGTCGAGTGTGAGGGTCTGGGTCGCCCAATCCATCGAGACGATACGTGCGGTCTTCACCGGGCCTGAGATGGCAGGTACGCCAGCCGTGTAGGTGACAGCGGCGATGCCGATGGAGTCGTCTTCCTCAAGGAACTGTGTCGCACCGTGGGTGTAACTGACTCCACCAGTCGGCACGCCAGTGGTCGTCGTGTCCTGACCGAAGCCGTTGGGCCAGACGTGCTTGAGGACGACGCTTGTGCTCGCGGTGGCTGCCGTGCCAACAACACCAACGACACCAGTGCCGTCCATATGGCAGATGCGGTTGAGTTGGTTGCTCGCGTCCCGCTGTGCGCTCTGCATCCGCTTGGTCAGGTAGTCCACGAAGGTGCCTTCCTGACCTGCGATGTTCTCCACCGCGAACCCGTCGATGCTGATGGTGTAGTACCACCGCTTGAGTGTCACGATGCTCTGTTGGAAGCTCTCGTAGTAGTCGACGGGCAGGAACTCTCCAGCTCCGCGAGCACCACCACCGTGTGTCCGTGTCAGCTCGACAGCGTGTCGGACGTCAGCCCCTCGCACTTCACCCTTGTAGAGCGGGATGAGGTCGAGGAGCCCGGTGTCTTGGAAAATGGTGTTTTCCAGTACCGGAAGGTACAGCTGCTTCATCAGGGCTGAGACATTCGCTTGAGTGGTCACGGACATTGTGGCTCTCCTTTAACTCACTGTGCCATCATGGCTTTGATCAGGGCGAGTCCCTGCTCTGATGCCTCCCCGAATGTACGGGGAGTCTCCTGTGGGATTCCGGCAGCGCTGGTCAGGGCGCTGATGGGCTTTGGCTTGCGTGCCTCCTCGGTGCGCTCCTTGTAGTGAGAGTCCGAGTAGACCTTCAGGTTCTTCATAAAGTTACCCACGAGGGCATCCACGGAGACCTGCTGACCGTTTGGTGTCTGAGTCATGTACGCATAGGCTGTCGTTCGGACATCGTGCGCGAGAGCCTCTGGGACTCCGTGCGACGAGATTGCCTGATCCACCTGCTCCTGCACGGAGCGCTGCGACATGTTCATGTTCATGTGGTTGACGTGCTGCGTCAATTCGGAAACCTGCCGGCGCAGCGCAGCATTCTCAGTCGAGGCGCCCGAAGCGATGTCTTTGAACGCATCGTAGTACGGGTCGTCTTCGTCCATGCGGTCAAGGAACTGCGGGAGCTGCGGTTGAGCCGGAGGTGGTGGCGCTGACGGGCGCGATGCGACGGCTGACTGCATGTTGCCAAGCTGCTGGCTGTACATGTTGTGCATCGCTTGCATGTTGTTGGTCAGGTCTCGGACCTGGGCCTGGAGCGCTGCAACGTCACCTACCTGTGACTGGTCGGGGGCTGCCTGCGGCGCAACTTCTGGTGTAGCGGTGGTGTCGGTCACTGGACTGTCTGCCATGGTGCTCCTCCTCCAGCCGCTTCATCCACAAGCGATAACCCAGGCATCGTCTGAGCCCCGGCTCCCCCGTTCATCGTAGGCGGCATGTTTTGCCCAGCGTCAAGACCGGGCATCTGGCTTTGACCCGAGAGGACGGGGTTGGCTGCATTTTGCACATACGCGCTATGCTGTGCCATGTGCATCCGAAAAGATTGCTGACCGTGTTGCGGTATATCGTACCAACTTGGGTCCCTCATCCTCTCCAAGTGCTCGTCCATATGAGCCCCGTGGTCCTCATGTTGTTCTACGTTGACTTGCAATCCCTTGTCAAGCAAGTCATTTTCTTGGCGCGCTCGCGCTCGTGAGGGCTCATCGGTCCCCAGCATCCGGCCCATCTCGCCGTGGCGCAGCAACTTCCACAGCATTTTCTGGTCTGGGATGGCTCCAGTTTGCCACAACTCCACCACCTGCTGACGCCTCAACTCTTCGTTGTATGGCATCATACTCGAGGAGTCGATGTGGACCTTGATGTTGTCCCCGATGTAGTCGCGAGCAAACACCATGATGTCGCTGGGTGACCCGAGAGACCCGTACACGTCGATGGTGGTCTCGATTGGACCGTACTCGCGCCACATGGACAAGCCGAGCGACGAGCAATGCTCGACGGCAGCAGCCAGTGAGTTGACAGTCGGTCCCCACTTTTGCCGGTCAGCGGCGAGCACCACAGAGGCTTGCCGCCCAGACATGATGCCACTCTGCTCACCCTTGGTGAGACCATGGGCGCCTGTCACATCTTCGATGGTCTGTCGCAACCTACCTGGGGAGCGCTCCATCCACGATGGGATGCCAGGTCCCTGCAAGAACTGCGGTGTCATGCGAGCATTGCTTCGGACCTCGAGCACAGCTCCCGGTACATTGGGAACCCTGGTTGTGCCGCGCACGAGAGACCCCTGCTCGCATATGAGCCTGGGGTGAGCGTGCATCCTGCGGTCCATCTTCATGTCAGCTTCTGCGGCGTTGAGGTCGCGCTGCACAGAGAGCGCTTGGCGAATAGACGACTCTCCCCACAGGTGAGCTGGGTGCTCCGTGTCGTAGATGGGGTGGATTGGGAGTTTCCCACCGGGCAGGTCAGCCTCGTGGAGCAGTTTGTTTCCTGCAACGATGCAGTACTTGCCAGCGGGGCTGTCCTTCGTGGGCAGTTCGCAGTAGGTGAGGACGAGCACGAGGTCTTCACCGTCGTTGCGCTCGTCAGGCTCACCGTAGTTGTCGAAACGGACGAAGTCATCACTGCGCACGTCTGGCTGCAGCTTCTTCGCCTTCTTGCCGAACATGCTGACGAGGTCTTCCTTCTTGGCGTACTGCCGCATAATGCAGTTGCGCACATCGGTCCATGACCTGGCCTGCTCGGGGTACACATCGAAGGGGCTCGGGGAGAAGAACCGCAGGTCTCCTAGCAGCTTGAACTCACCCTGCGGGACCATCATGGTCTCGGTGAGCGGGGTGCCGAACTCGCTGGTCACCATCTCCCCAAACTGATCGAGCATCAACTCCTTCTTCTCTTTGTAGATGACGTTGCCGTCGGAGTCCATCTTTGGCAGCCACGTCGGTGGGTCTGCCAGCATATCCCACATGGTGCCCATGAAGCCGATGCCACAAGTGAACGTCCACGCCACCGCGTGCCTGGTCGCGTCCTTGTACTTCTTGTCGTAATAGAACCACTCGAGCAACCGCTCACAGGCTCTCGCCATGGCTTTGGAGTCGCGCCCCACCCGTCCAAGGGACACCACTGGTGCTGGGGCTGACTGCAATACCGATGCGACCATCACTCGGAACGTCTGATAGAGGTAGTTGTGGGTGACCTCGATGTGCTCCACTTCCTGCGGCCTGATGCGGGACATGTCGATGAGCTGCCCGTTCCGCATTACTTTGTTCTGGTCACCGTGGATAGCGTGCAGCACCTCGAGCCAGCGCATATGGCGAGCCTGCATCCGCTCGCGACGAAGCTTGTACTGCTTGCGGATTTCAACCGCTAGCTCGTCGCCTTTCTTTCTCTTTCCGTAAATGCTCATCGTTTACCCATCCTACAGGTTCGCGGCACCAATGGCACGTGTAAGCATTGCCCGCAGACCACTCTGTTGGCTCGGCGTGAGAAACACCATATTCTCTGGACGGAGAGCGAACTCAAGGTGCTGAATCGCCGCAGCAGGCTTATTGCTCATCACTTGCGCCATTCCGGCCATGCGGGATGCCTGCACCCTGTCCTCCAGCGAACCGCTACCGCTGGCGACATCCTCCATCAGCCTGGCTGCCCCAGCGTAGTCTTCGCCCGCATAAAGCTTCTGCGCAGCAGGGAAAGCCTCTTCATAACTCGCCTGATGCTCAGTCACACCGCTTCTTTCCATCTGATCCATGAGCATGACGGACTCCCTGGGGCGAGTCTGTGCTGGCACGTCAGTCTGTCCCACCCTCGGCGCATCCTCGATCATCTGTTCTATCGATCTGCGCTCCAGGCCCAGTGGGGTCCCTAGCGCCGTGAGTCCAGCTTCGGCTGACCTCTGGAGTCGGGGTGTCGGGAGTATGCGCTCGGTGGCTGGAACGGGGGCGAACTCAAGGGACTCGCGCCCGCGGCGAACCGCAGGGAAGCCCTGTTCCATCCCAAGACGCTCGTTGATTTGAGCCCGAGCAAGCTCTTTTGCAGCGGCTGCCTGGGCTGCCTGGTTCGCCAGTTCTGTGCGCGCCGCAATCTGCCATGCGAGGCCAGGGTCTTCGATCCACGTCTCCTCGAGGCTGGGTGGAGCCGCTACTGCGGCGGGTGCAAACCCACCAGTGGCAGGCCCAGATCCCCCGCGATACGGACCCTCTGTGATGGCAACGGTTGACGGTGTCCCTGCCGCTGCCTGGGCTGCCGTCGCCGGCATCTCGTAGAACCCCTTGCCCTGCTCGAAGATGCCGGCGAGGTTCACGTCAGACAGGCGTGATTTGGGCTGGCCTGTCACTGCCACCGATGGATCCACTGGGAGTTGATCGGAGAACCTCTTGGCGAGGGCAATCTGTTCGGAGAAGCTAGTCCCTTCGGGGAGTTGCGCTTCTAGGAACCCAGCCTGAGTTCCAGTTGTGCCGGCTGGGGGGGATGTCGGTGCCGTCAGTCCACTCATCACTGCTGACGTTGCCAGGTTTGTCAGTCCTGACGTCACCAGTCCCGGCACTGGGCTCCCCGGCTCCGGGGTCTGCGGCTGGTTTGGTGCGTACTTTCTCTTCCATACGTTTAGCTCCTCTACGGCTCCCTTCTCTTCTGCGTGCTTCTGTCCCCCGCCGACCAATCCGCCAAGCAGGCTCGCTCCTGCGGCTGCCCCTAGCGGGTTGCCGCCGGTCACTGCGAAGCCTGTCACGCCTCCTAACAGAGACGCTAGCCCACCGAATATCGTGCTCGCCAAGCCGCTCGATGGCTCTGGTGGGGGTGGCGTTAGCGATACCCTCCTCTGCGCGCCTTCCATGAGTGAGGTTTGCGGCCCGATCCGTCCAGCTTGGCGCCGCGCCGCCTGGAGACGCAACTGCATCAGCGGGTCTTGACTCTGGTACTGCAGATCCTCGTCTGTCAGCAGCGGATTTGGCCCCAAGACCATCGGTCAATCCTCACATGTAGTAGAACTCGAGGTCGTGACTCTCGCTGTCGAACAGTTCCAGATCATCCGGCACACGGGTTCCAGCGCGGCTCCACCCAACTTGCCTCTCTTCGGCGGGCTTTGCAAGGCCTATCGTGACCTGCCCGTCCACGAATTGGGCTATCATTGCGCTGAACAGGAGGTCATCGTGTGAGCCTGGCAGATGGTCTGCCCGCCCCTTCCTCCTGTCCATCACAAACGTCATAGCCTCCTCGAGTATTGCCTGCACCGGGCACTCGATGGAGTCGGTCTCGATTGCGATGTCGAACCTGTCGATGATGAGGTTTCTGGACTTCTGGTCCGTGTTGAATCCAGGGGAGTCCGTCCACCGCTGCGTTGCTGTCGAGTAGCGCTGTGTGAAGTACGTCTTTGGGTATCCGCTCTGGATGAGCATGTGTGTCGTGAGCAACCCTGGTCCGTTTGACTCTGGCGCGAGCCAGGCGCAGTTGTAGAACCAACCAGCCTTGACCATGTATTCCGCCAGTTTGTCGGCTTTCATCTTGGAGTCTCGAGCATAGGCAACGAAGCGCTTCTCGGTCCTGTCGAAGATTGCGAGAGCTGTCCTGTCCTGCCCGATGCCATGTCCAGCATCAGCACCGATGACGTACTCGTGGTCCTCTCTCGGCAAGTCAACAACGTGGAGCCAACCCCGCGATGACTCTCTGAACTTGAGCTCTGGCGCCTCCCAGGCTGCCTCCTTCCATGCCCAGTCGTCAGGACACTCTACCATCCCTTGGGATGGTCTTGGGCACATGTCGATCCACGCCTTCAACTTGGAGTTGTCGAAGCGGGGCGTACCTGTGGAGCGGAAAGCCTCCTCCGGGTTCGACGGATACTCCGCACAAAACGCATCGGCTGACCGGGTCTTGAACTTGATGCAGTAGCGGCGCCACAGTATCTGGTCCCAATCAATGTTGTGTTTTCGCAGGAGCCCCAGCTCAGCCTCGTCCAGGCTCAATCTCGCCGACAGCTTCTCCACCTTCGGCATGTCATCGATGAGCAGGTAGCCACGGATGTCCTCGACAATCTGCATGTCCTCGAGTTTTGGCTCGTACTCTGGGCGGTTTCTTGCGATGAACGAGGCCCGGTACTCCGGGTGGTCGAAGAACGGGATGAAGATGGGGGTGTAGCCATCCACGTTGCCAGAGGTGGCTCGCTGCCACTCCTCGTAGAAGAGTCCGCTGGCGCCGTTCGCTGTGGACTCGATGGCGACCATGGTGCCTGGCTCGTCTGGGACAGCCTGGGCAAACCCCACGAAGGTGGCGTCACCACTGGGCCAGAATGCCACTTCGCTGGCGTGGAGCAGGTCGATGCGGTCGCCGCGCCCCACGCCGGCTGCCTTCTGATTTGCAGATACCCTTCTGCCACCGGAACTCGCAGCGCGCACAGTGATGGATGACTTGAGCCCCGGGCTGCCCTTGCGGCTCTCCGAGTCTGGGTTCTCGAAGAGCAGCTCTTTGCGATTGGAGAGGCGAACCATCGGTCGCACGATGTCATCGAGCCCGTCGTAGAAGGTGCGATGCATTCGGAAGAGCACGTCAGACGTGTCTGTGTCGTGCGCCACGATATAGCCGCGCCGGTTCTCGTTGAAGATTGCTGCGTGGAAGATGTTGGCTGCAATCAGGGTGGAGACCCTGTGACGCCTGGATTTCAAGATGATGAGCCGGCTCGGTCTTCCGGTAGCGAGGTCTGAATCAATCTGAGTCTGGATTCTCTGTTGTGCTGGATAGAGTTGTCCGAATCGGACCAACCTTGACGCCTCCGACACCACCCACAGGTGTCCCGCAAAGAAGTACGCTCTGTCCAGCGCGCACCTCGCCAGATGCGCGTGAAGTTCCTGAGTGTAGGACTCGTCCTGTTGCCTCAACGCCATGTGTTGCTGCCTCCCGTAGCTTGCGGAGCGCATTCTCGACGTTGTAGGCGTTGGGGTCAAACCGTTGGATGTCACGGTCGAGCCCGAGCGCCTTGGTGGCGTTGAGCAGCGCGCCTGACCGCGCTCTAACGTCTTTGTCAGGGATGCGCGGGTCCATAGCGAGTCTAACACACTCCTTGGCTATCCATAGGCGAACCGGGTCACCCGTCCTCGCCTCGCTATACATAATGGCTTCATCAAAACCATTCATCTTCTCGTGGATGAACATGTCCACCGATGCCTCGTCCCCATCCCGCAAGTGGGCAGGCAGCATCGACATCGGCAGGTCACGCTCTTTGTCATCTGAATCGCGACGTCTTCCCATGGTCAGCTCCTAGAACGGGATACCGTCATCCGGCGCCCGCGGTGGTGCGCTGTGTCCGACAGCCGTTGTCGTGCGCGGCTCAAGCTCGAAGAGACCCTTCTGCCCACCGATCCACTCCGTGATGAGCAACTCGCCAACCTCTCCCACAGCCAACAGGTTGTCACATTGGCTCTTCGGCATCCAGTGGTCAGTGCCGTCAATGGTGACCAGCAGAGCCTTCTCCGTTACAATCTTCACCTCTTCGACCTGCACAGGCCGGAACGTCTTCACGAAATCACCCATTATTCTCTCCTCCAGTCGTCGCCCAAAAGTTCAATCACATTGCCCCCGGTGAGTCCCATGATGCGGGACCATACCCGTGATCCACGGGTCTCACAAACCTGCTCTTCTCGCTGATTGCTGGTCACGATGACCGGCAGGCCTGCGTCATAGCGCCACATGATGACCTGCTCGAGGATGTCCACCGCTCCCGGGGTGCTCCTCCTCGCCTGTCCCAAATCATCCAGCAGCACCCAGTCCACGCTGCGCGCCCGCTCAATCACAGCCCGCCCCCAGTCACGCTCCACAACTTCCTTGGAGTGAGTCATCCTCCACGCATCGAAGAGCACTTGCTCCTGCAGGTACATGCACCGCTTGCCGTGGAGCCTGACGAGTGCGTTGAGAGCGTGGAGCGCGAGGAAGGTCTTGCCGGTCCCCACAGGTCCGAGCAGGACGACTCCGCGGCGCACGTTGGCGTTGGCGAAGGTCTTCCTGAGTGCATCCATGGCAGCGGCGTTGGTCTTTGTTCTGGTGGGCTTGGTGGACATGGTCTCCACCAGGCTGTCCTTGATTTGCCGAGCCATGTCTCTGTCTGGCGAGAGCACGCCAAACGCTCCGTGGAGCAGCAGCGCCAGCTCACAGTCCCTGCAGGGCTCCACGTAGGAGTAAGCCTGCCCATTAGAAGGGGAAACCCTCTGTGAAATCTTCTGCTTGCCGGTGCAGGCCTCTCCTCCTGGCAGTACGCTTGGGCAGGGGATCTCCTCCACTTCCTCTGTCGGATTCCCCATATCCGACAGTTTGATTCCCGGGTTGTTTTCTTCTATTTGTTTCAATATTTCGTGCAGCAGCAATGATATCCCTCCGTTCGTGTAGTTCCAGCCCACCCTCAATCTGCACGCAATTCTTCAGCAGCGTAGCCAGCTCGTGGCGTGCTGGTATCCCGTGCCTCCAGGGGTCTTCGGCGTACCCACTGAGGGCAGCCTTGAGTTCCTCCGGTGTCCAGCGTGAGAGCGCAATCTTGATGACCCGGTCCCGCCTGTCGTTTGCTCGGAAGCGGCTGCGCTTCTTGTCGAACAAATTGAACCAGTGGGTGTAGACTTCCCTGCGTATTTCAAACTTGTATTTGCACTTGGAGCCTTCGTCATCAATCGCGGAGAGGAGGAAGGCAACGTCATCTTGCGCTTCCCCAAACTCTCCGCGACCGAGCCGAGCCCGAATTTCATCCAGCCTCTGCTCGTTTACGCTCATTGCGCTGACCCCTCCCGTGCCTCGCGCTCCATCGCCTCGAACTCAATCGCCTCTTGCTCTTCGATGGAGAGGCCAGACGGGCTGGCCTGCTTCTCCTCCACCGCAGGCGCTGCAGCCAC